AATCCTTATTTTATTGGATCTTATAATTGATGGCAGGAATCAATGTCTGTAGATGAAAAATTAGAAGCGTTTCAATCCTTATTGTAGTGGATCTGATAATTGAAGACAAATTAAGTTTTGGTGGAATATTGCCCAGCAATCTTAAGGAATTAGTAGGCATGATTGAGAGCCTCAGGGGAATCAGAATGATATCCCGTAAAACAGGAATGAGTAAAGTTCCTGAATTAATTTCTGATCCAGATGAAGAATTAGACAGGCTGGAAGAAGAAGACCAGCAAGTCAGAAATGATATTGCCAGCGAATTGAGTGAACATAGTACTAATAACAGTAATACTAATTTAGATTCTGGTTCCGATAATAATAACACTGAATAGGAGGCGGTTGATAACTTATGCTAGTACAAAAAATAAAAAACCGTCTTGAGGAAGAAAAATACGTAAACAAGTATACTAACCAATTAGATAAAACAATTAATAGAATTGATAATGATATGATGCAAATGTTTAAGAAATCTAATAATAAAGGGAACTGGTCTCAGGCTGAATTAGCTAAATATAACAGAAAGATGAAACTTAAAGAGCAGATCAGGTCTGAGATAAAAAAATATAAAAGTAATTTTATATCTAATTACAGAGATGATCTGGCCGGTTTATATAAAAATGAATCCTTATTTACTCAGAACTTATTGAAAAATACTTCGGAGCTGGGGATTAATCAAGAATTTAACAGACTACCAACCAGGGCAATCAAATCTGAAGTAGTGGATTCAGTAACCATAAAAGGTAAAACCATGACTGAATATGTGAGTAGATATGGTAATGATTTAGCTTTCAGAATTGAGCAGGAATTATTTGAATCTGTGGCTCTGGGAGAAAATCCAGAGAAAACAGCCCGTAGATTAAATGAAGCAACGAAGAAATTAGGTTATAACCGGGTAGAAATGACAACCAGGTCCTGGAACAATGCTATTTTGAATCAGTCAAATCTGGATGTATATGAGCAAGCAAATTTAGAAAAAGTCAGATATTTAGCCACTCTGGATGTTAGGACTTGCCCCGAATGTTCTGTAGATCATAACAATGTTTATGTGATTGGAGAACAACCATTTTTACCAAGACATCCGGATTGCAGGTGTGCTTATTCACCATTCATTGAATCTGAGGTTACTAACCCAGCCAGAACTTATGAAGGCTGGTTGTTGGATGGTAGAAGGTCACCTGAACAGCTTAATAAGGTTCTAAGTCAGGTGAAAAGTTATACTAATCGCGGAATCATTCGCAAAAAAGAAGGCAGGCACTTAATAGGAGTAATTGGTGCTGCTATGAAGAAGGTGAATTAAGAATGCTAGAATGGGAATGTGTTTATTGTAATTATTCTTTTAACACTGGCCAGAAATGTGAGATATGTGGACTTGATAGAGAATTATGTAATGTTGAAGAAGTTTTACCTGATAAATTGACTAAAAAATAATAATTTAAATATAAAAGTTTTTAGTAATTCCGGCGATCCGGAGGGAACGGGCTAAATTTTTATTTGAACGGTCCTGAAGGTGAAGACGGAATTTTGTTATGTCTATATAAAAATATTACCGGCTTGTTATTGCAGTACGGCTTCCACAGGCGGACTGAATAACAATACGGAAAACGGAGGAATCAAATAAATGAATTTACTTTTAATTGTATTAATGACATTAGTGATTGTTGGAGGGTTTTCAGTTTTTAATTCTATGAGTTCATTTGCTGCTGAAGGAGATGACGGCGGCACCGGTGACGGGGATGATTTAGGAAATGATGGAAACAGTGGATCCGATGATGATGACGGTGATGATGGTGATGATTTAGAAGATGAATTAAGTGAGCAAGCTCAAAAAATGATTGACCAGATGGAAGATAAGCACAAAAGAGAACTTGATTCTTATAGAAATGATGTTGGTCAACTAAAAAAGGAACTAAACGAATTAAAGCAGGAATCAATGTCTGAAGATGAAAAATTAGAAGCTAAAGAAAAAGAACTTCAAGATAAAGAAAAAGAGCTCCGAAGAAAAGAATTGAAAGCACATAAAGCCGAACAGATTGCTGACCAGGAATTAGATAAAAGGTTAGCTGACTGGATTAATGTCAATGCAGATATGGATGAATCAGATGTTGAAGGATTAGTTGAAGACATGAAGTCAGTCCAGGATGCCATAAGAGATGATGTTATTAAAGAGCTCCAGGAAAATGGTACTGTACTTAATAACAGTAATTCTCCCGGAGGAAGTAACAACGAAGGCGGATCTATCGGCGAAGAGTTAGCTAATAGAGGAAGTGAAGAAGAGAAAAATGCTGTAGAAGCACAGTCTAATTACTTTGAGAATTAAATTTTGAAATTGAGTTAAAGAATAAGGAGGATTGATCTTAAATGAAATATACTGAAACCAGTTATTCAAATCATGAAGATATTATTAAATTGACTACCGCTCCGAAGGTCGCGGTACCAATAATGGTTGAAGCTGATGGAATTTCAGCAGATGCTGACGGGAATAAAATTGTTGATAGAGGTACTATTGTTGGGGGAGTAAGTAATCCAGTACTGGCAAACCTTGATGGAAATGAAACTGTTGAAGAAAAGAACACTCAGAAAACTGCCGCAAGTCTTGAAATAGATAATACAAATGCAGATGCAGATATAGTAGTTACTGCAAATCAGGACGGACCTTATCCTGGAGAAGATGGAGATGAAATAGAAGTTAAGTTAACTGATCCGAGTGGAAATGATCAGGATTTATCTGTTTCTGTTGACGGAGATACTATCGATGTCAGTTTAGCCACAGGCGGATCTGGATCTATAACCAGTACTGCTAATGAAGTTATTGCTGCAATTAATGCTCATCTCATGGCCGGATATATGGTAACTGCTGAAACTGCCGCAGAAGAAGATGGATCAGGAGTTGTTGAAGCACAAAGTGCTGCAGCTTTATCAGGTGGAAATGATGGGACCGGGTATCTTGCTGAAGGAGTTCTTGTTAATGATGTTGATGTAACAAATGGAGATGCACCTGGTTCAATGTATGTATTTGCATATATTGATGAAGATAAACTGGATTCTGTTCCCAGCGAAGATGCCAGAGAAGCCTTAGAGGGAATCACATTTATCTCTGAAGGATAAAAAATAAATAAAAAAATTATATAAACAACTAGAAGAAAATGACTAAATTGAAAGTGTGAATATGAATGCCTACTATATATGATTATGCTAATGCGCAAGAAATAGCAACTTATTATAAAAACAAACCTTCTAATGCTGAGCCTTATTTAGGGAGGACTCTTTTCCCCAGGCAGAAGCAATTAGGTTTAGATTTAAGTTGGATTAAAGGAGCTCAAGGATTACCGGTCGCTCTGACTCCCAGTAACTTTGATGCAGACGTTACTGTAAGAGATCGAGTCGGTTTTGAAAAGATAGAAACCGAGATGCCTTTCTTCCGTGAATCAATGAAAATCAATGAGAAAGACAGGCAGGAAATTAATAAATTAATGGCTGCAGATAACAATGATATGATCATGACCATACTTGAAAACATATTTGATGATGTAACCGGTCTGGTTGAAGGTGCTGAGGTACAGGCTGAAAGAATGAGAATGCAGTTATTAAGTTCTTTTCAGATTGCAATTGTAGCTAATGGTGTAGCTTATCAATATGATTATGATCCTAATAGTAATCTCAGCGATCATCAGACTACTTTAACATTTGATAATAGATGGAGCCAGACTTCTACCGCTGATCCAGTGAGTGATATAAGTGATGCTCAGGATACTGTTGAGGAAGATACGGGTACCAGGCCACAAAGAGCAGTTTCTACCCGTGCAACTTGGAAATATCTACTTAACAATGATTCAATTCTCAATGACATGGATGCCAAGGGTTATGTAGGAAACACTAACGCCAATGTAAACGATAGAATGTTGAGAGAATACTTACTTGAAGAACTGGATCTTAATGTAGCTGTATATAACAAAAATTATAGTTTGACAGTTAAAAATCAGTCCGCAAATAAGTTCTTCCCAGATGATGTATTTTCCCTAATTCCTGGTCAAGGAACTTTAGGTAATACTTATTATGGTACAACTCCTGAAGAGTCCGATCTTATGACTGGTCAAAGTGATGCAGATGTACAGATAGTAGATAGAGGAATTGCTGTTACCACTAAGACTATTTCCACTCCAGTTAATGTGGAAACTATCGTTTCTGGGATCACTCTTCCATCTTTCGAGAGAATAGACGAAGTTTACATCCTTAACGTAAATGGGTAATATTATTGACAATAATAACTTAAATAGGTAATTCACTTGACATCAACCAATGTCAAGTGAAAAGTAAAAAGTGAAATGGCCAGAGGTTATAATTTAATCCTCTGGCCATTTCTTATATAGGAGGTGCTAGAAATTAAATGTCTGAGATTATTGAAGTAATTTTAGATAGACAAGTTAAGTATAATAATGAAACTTATCCCAAAGGGAAAACAGTTCCGGTTAAAAAGAAAGATTTACCAGAGTTCAAAGAATCTGGAATGATAAACCGTGTAAAAGGTGATGTGGATGAGGACTTACTTTTAGATGATAATGCGGCCAGTCAAAAGATAAAAGAATTAAAGACTAAGTTAAAAAAAATAAATGCAGAAGAGAAAGAATTAAAAAATGAAGTTACTGAATTAAAGGAAAAAGAGCCTCCGGATTACATTATTGATCTTGAATCCAAAACTGCTACTGAATTATATGAATTAACTCAGGAATTAGAGATTGAGGGTAGGACTAAGTTAAGAAATGACAAAGAAGCTATGATTCAAGCTATTAAAGAATATCTAAGAAACAAATTCAATGAATGGTTAAGCAAGAATGAAGGTGAATAATTATGTCAGTTGAATATGCCAGTCTTTCTGAAGTTAAAAGTTATTTGGAAATCCCTCAGGACATGAGTCAATATGATACTAAATTACAAATTATCCTTGATGGTATTAATGGAGATATTGAAGAATATACCGGAGAGGAACAGACTAATAGCAGATTAAAAAGAGCTGCCTGTAAATGGGCTGAATATGACTGGAAGAAAACCACCGGAGCTCAATCAGAGTCTGATAGTGATTACAGTGTTAAGTTTTCAGATGAAGATATTCCACTCGACGTAAAAAGAATTCTTGATCGTTATGTTGATGAAGATGACGAAGGTGGTGGAGGGATCACAATTGAAACTCTATAGGAAGTGGTAATTATGGGAGCAGGAGCACAATTTGATAGACAGTCTATTATCACTAGAAATTCTGATACCAGTGATAACGATTCTACGGGCTCAAATTTTTCTTTTGATGATGGTTCTGGTGATGATTCAGGGATTGAACCTATAATCAATGAATACCCCTGCAAAATTAATGAAAACGTCAATTATGACACCTCTAAAAAAGGAGAAGAATTTGAAGGCAGTGCCATTATGAAAGGGATGCTCACTGACAAATTGCAAAAAGGAGATATTATCGACGGTGAATATAAAATAGTTAGTAGACCTAGAACTGTTCACGGCCGGTATGTAAAATGCAACCTGGTTAGGTTGTGATAATAAATGGATCAAAACAATTGGATTGATATCGAATTAAATGGAGCAGATAACATTATACAGAAATTGGAACAGATGAAAACAGGTCTCAAAGCTGAAACTGAAAGAATCATGCTTCAGGCGGCCATGATTCTAGAAGCTGAAATCAAAAGACAAATAACAAATATGGAATTAGTTGACACCGGCACTCTTAGAGCCAGTGTTTTTTCTTTTGTAAGGAATCAATTTGGAGTGGTTGACGGTGTAGCTGCAACTAATATTGAATATGCTTCTTTTCTTGAATACGGGACAGGTCAACGTGGTGCTGAATCTAATTATCAGGATGTACCTCAGGATTATAATTATGGTGAAAGTGCTGGAATAAGAGCCTATAAATATATGTGGACCGCCTGGGAAAATAAGAAAGACCAGATAGTAGCCTTTTTAGAAAAAGAATTTATAAGGGTAGTTGGTGCCAATGCTCAAATTGCTGCAAGTTTTAGAAGCTGAATTAAAAACATTGAGTCAGGTCGATAAAGTTCGTTCAATATCAAAAATAAAGGAGTTGAAGTATTTTTCTAAATATGCTATTTCCTACGAGATCATCAATAATAAACCGTATAAACAAAGGAAAGGTAAAAATGAGACTCCACTCTTCATTAATTGTTACTCAAATGTTGACAATGGAGATATGGCGGTATTGTCACTTGTTGAAGATGTTAAATCGTTATTGGACGAAGCTTACTTATCGGATGCCTCCTTAGACATCAAAACTTATATGGTTAAGATAGAAGAAAGTAGTCCTCAACCTGAAATGAATAGTGTATTACAGGCCTGGCAATCAGTTGTGAAAGTGAATATAAGGTGGGAAGAAGTATGAGTATAATGTGGGATTGTATAGATGCTACAAAAACGATATTAACTAATAATTTAACTATAAATCATGATGCAGTTAAGAATTATCAGGATTTTATTGCTGAGGACTATCCTGCAATATGTCTTGATCCGGATACGATTCAAAGTAATTTAGATAATGGATTGAGTTGGAATTATGATGATGCTGGAGCTCTGGTTGTCTATTATATTGAAGAAGCTCCCGAGGACAGAGATATGTCAGCATTTATTCAAAAGATAGACAGCATTGTAGATATATTGAAAGAACATCCGCGATTAAACCAGACTTTGAACCAAGGGATTAATATAACGTCTAAGTTTATGAGGCGTGGAGTTGACGATAATATTGAATTTATTGCTCAAATTAAAATCGAAGGAAGAAATATGTAATTAGAATGAAAATGATTGACATATTTGGAAGGAGGAATTGAAATGGGTTTTGAAGGAAGGAATCTTGTTACAGCTTTGGCTGAACAGTCAGCTAAAGATAGCCCTTCGGATACATTAACAAAAATACTTGCCACTTCAAATTCTTTAGAAAAGCAAATAAATAATGTTCAAAGTGAAGCCCTCACCGGGAATAGATTTTCTGATAATCAATACGTTTCTGGGGATTATGGAGCTGGTGGTATTGATGGTGAAGTTGAAAAGGATATGATACCAACAATAATCAAAAATTCGATAGGTGCTGAAGATTCATCTCCAGAAGATCTGGGGACAGGTGGACCATATAAACATATATTTACTCCAGATTCTAAATTAACTACCTGGTTAACATTGCTTAAATATTTTGATAGTGAGACTTTTTGGGAACTGTATACTGACGCGAAAATAAATCAATTAGATCTTAGTGTAACTAGTCAAGCGATATTAACTTACACCCTGGACATAGTTGCCATTAATTATTCAAAAGGAACTACCAGTCCCACCGAAACTATTAATGATAACACTGGAGAAAGGTTGTTTGCATGGGATTCTGATGTTATTACTTATGATGTTGGCACAGAAGATCTGGATATCAAAGGTATACTTGATGAATTTTCTTTCACACATAATAATAATCTGGATTCTGAAGATTATGGCCTAAGCAAAGTATTGAGAACTCTTGATGCTCAAGATAGCGAACATACTATTTCTATAACAGCACAATTTAGTGCAAGCGAATACGATATTATGAAAGATGACCTGGAAGAAGGGGCTGAA